CTTAACTTTTTACACGTGCAAAATTAAAGCCGAGGGTCAAACGGTAAAAGTGTAGGTAAAACAGACCGAAGGTAAGGAGCATTGGAAATTTTCAGTAACCAAGAGTCCTTAGAGAATAATAGTAATATTATAAGCACGAATTATGTCAACATATCGGAAACAACCGCAACGGCGTTTGACTTGGGCTGAATGGAAAACGATAGACCCGTTCGATCAGACAAAGTACACCACGTTTTACTTGTCGGTGTACGAGCCAACGTGGGAAAGGCCGTATGCGTCTATTCTTCTGAGGATGAGTAACGGATCAGGGAGCGCCTTTTGTCGGTTTGCATCCCTCGAATCCCTGAAGCAAGTATTTGTGATGCCGAGCAGTTTTCAGGAGAGAGTGGAAACTGCAATCAAAAAAGCCAACCTTATCGCAGACGATATTTCGAATGATATGAGATTGGCCATGAATCGGCGGCAACTCGCTCAAGGTGGGCAAATCATCAGGACGGATACCGGCGAGATATTGGCCGAGGCCGAAAGGATAGTCAATGACCGATTATCACCATAGCTCGGAGGCGTCAACCCTCCTCAGTGACTGTAGTTTTTTGGTAGCCCTATCCCGTATGGCAAGATAGGGGTTTTCTATAGGGTTTGCAGTTCGAGGGTGTTGAACGATTGTCCCATTGGCGGCGATGTTCTCGGTAGCCTCCTGATACTCAAGGAACGCATCTGCGTATATAACACATAAATCTTTAGCCTTGTTTTTTTTCAATAAGGTGGCAATTATTTGCTCTTTGTTCATTTTGTCCAAGGTTTTATACCTCCAAACATTTTCAATGTGCTGGATTCAAAAGCTAGACCTAACTGTGATGCGTTCGTGGCCTCAATGTTAGAACATTTTGGCATAAGTACCGGCAATTCATTTTCGATGCGATTTACCAAGTCGAAATCCTCACCGCCTTCCGTGATGTCGAATTGCTCGAATCGCGGATTGAAATTCAGATTCATCGAACCACGAATTAAGACACTGAAGGTGGGGGTTTTCACGGTGGCGATCTTGGCGTGATTTTTGCATACTCGAACTCCAGAAGCCCCGAAACAGTCGCGCCATTTTTGGATCAAGCTGGCGTTTCTGTTTTCGGCTGATCGATCAATGACCAGTGTCCCAGAGTGGATGAGTTTGTTTTGCATGAAGGACTCGAAACATTCGACTTCGTAATCTGCGATGGCCCAAGTCCATGTGGATATCGCGCCAGGTCCGACCTGTTTAAGCACCACGTTTATAATATCCAACATTGAGAACTGGCCGCGTGTGACCGCGAATAAGGACATATTTTTTTCAATCTTGCCGATACACTCACTGGCAGACCCAAAAGATTCGATTGCGCGTTTCCTCCTGATTGAAGGGGCGTATGATTGCATTATTTTACCTCCCTGGGTCTATTCCATAATCGGGATTTACATTGGGGACATTCTTTGGGATTAGTCACTCGCGGAACCCATGGCGGATCTGGGGGCTTTCCGTACCCGCAGCGCTGGCAAACTAAATTTTTGCCCATAGGCTCATTATATCATAATCATAATCATAATGCAAGGATAATCAATAATGGGTCGTAAAATGCTCCCGACTAAAGTTAAGCAACTGAAAGGCACGGCGCAGCCATGCCGAATCAATAAGAATGAGCCGGAGCCCGAAGTATGTAAACCGACAGCGCCGGACTTCCTCGACGTCGTTGCCTTAGAGGAATGGAACCGGATCATCGATGAAATGTACAGGATCGGCACGATGACTGCCTGTGATGTTGGGGTGCTCGCGGCTTATTGCCTTAGCTGGTCAAACATGATCCAGGCTAAGAAACAATTAGAGGCGCAATCCACGGAAGAGAATCCGGGCGGTTTACTGGCAACGACATCGAACGGGAACCTTATTCAGAATCCTTTGGTGGGAATTTACAACACGTCGGCGCGGGATCTCGTAAAGTATGCAGCCGAACTCGGACTTTCCCCTGCCAGCCGCGGTCGGGTTTCATCGAATAACAAGGTGAGCAAGTCCAAATGGTAGATCAATGGAGAAATATCCGCATGTCAACAAGGGCAACCGATACGCCCGTGATGTAGTCAAAGGTAAGATACCGGCCTGCAAGTGGGTTAAGCTCGCCTGCCAGAGGCATTTGGACGATTTGGCCCGTGAGAAATCCGGGCCTTTTTATTTCGACAGAGACGCGGCTGAAGAGTTTTGCAACTTTGCCGAGAAGATGCCCCATGTCAAGGGCATTTGGGCGAAGCGGAAAGAACTCATTGTTCTTGAGCCGTGGATGTGCTTCGTCTGGTGTTGTGTTTTTGGGTGGAAGCGCAAGAAAGATGGACTTCGAAGATTCCGCGAGGTTTATCTCGAAGTCCCGAGAAAGAACGGGAAGAGTTCCCAGGATGCGCTAGTCGGGCATTACATGCTCTCGAAGGATGGTGAATCAGGTTCGGAAGTCTACTCGGGAGCCACAACAGAGAAGCAAGCATGGGAAGTATTCGGCCCTGCCCGGATAATGGCACTCAAGGCCGATGGATACAAAGAGCACTTTGATATCACGGTCAATGCCAAGAATTTGGCAATCCTGAATGACAACTCGAAGTTTGAGCCGATCATTGGAAAACCTGGCGATGGATCTTCGCCTCACTGTGCAATCATCGACGAATACCATGAACACGACACGGCGGCACAGTATGACTCGATGCTCACCGGCATGGGAGCGCGATCACAACCTTTACTCTTAGTGACCACGACGGCAGGCGTGAACCTTGCAGGGCCTTGCTACGACAAACGCGATCAGGTCTGCAAGATGCTCGAATCAACAATCACGAATGATGAGCTTTTTGGGATCATCTACACGATAGACGATACCGACAAATGGGACGAATGGGAGTCATGGGTAAAGGCGAACCCGAATCTAGGGGTTTCTGTTTCTGAGGACTTTCTCAGGGCGAGACTTCAGGAGGCAATCCAGCGCACCAGCCGACAGAACATCATCCGCTGCAAGCACCTGAATCAGTGGATGCAGGCGAAAGTCGCATGGATGAATATTGCGGCATGGGATGCGTGCCGGGACGTAAAGCTCGATATCTCACAATTCAAGGGCGAACAGTGCTGGATATCGATAGACGCAGCGTCCAGAAGCGACATAATGCCCGTTCTGCGGATGTTCAAGCGCGGCGATCACTATTACATCTTTTGCCAGCATTGGCTCCCAGAGGATGCCCTTGAGGGCGCAGACAAGACACATTATCAGGGATGGGTAAAAGACGGGTGGATGACCACCACACCCGGCAATATCACCGACTATGAATTCATCGAGGACGATTTGATTGCCCACAGATCGGACCACCAGATCATCGAGTGCATATACGATCCGTTCCACATGACCGAGATGGCGACTCGCCTGCAAAATGAGGGATTCCCGATGGTTGACTACGGGATGAACCCAAAGAACTTCAGCGAGCCCATGAAGGCGGTAGAAGCGGCAGTCCTGTCTAAAAAGCTACACCACAACGGGGACCCGGCGTTACGCTGGCAGATTTCTAACGTGGTGGCAAGAGAGGACCAGAGAGGCAATCTGATGCCTCGGAAGGAATTCCCACAGAACAAGATAGATGGAGCGGTTGCCTTGATAGCCGCATTTGCAAGGGCGCAGAACAGCAAAGACACCCGCAGCGTTTACGAGCGCGAAGGGCGCGGACTTATCACCTTTTAGGAATTGATATGAGCATATTCGATAAGATTCTGAGGCGTAATCAGGCCGAACCCGAGAAGCGTTATTCGCTGGATGACCTCGACAAGGCAATGGATTTGGCCGTGACCGGAATTCCGGCTTATAGCGGAGTCAGTGTTTCCGAGACTTCGGCGCTCAATTACGCTCCTGTTTTTACCTGTGTGCGAATCCTGGCCGAGACAGTGGCAAAGGTTCCTTTTGAATTTTATCGCCGGATTCCCAGAGGGAAGGAAAAGGCCGTCGATCATCCGTTATATACGATCATTCACGATGTAGCCAATCCCGAAATGACCAGCTACCAATTCAGGGAAACGCTTCAGGGTCATCTCGGAACGTGGGGCAATGCCTACGCTGAAATCCAGTGGGGGCCCGATGGAAACGTGATGGCTCTCTGGCCTCTCAGACCGGACAAGATGGTTGATATTAAGCGAGTAGACGGCAAGCTCTGGTATCAATATCGACTGCCGGACAAGTTCAATAGTGATGTTTTACTACCAAGTTACCGCGTGCTGCATATCCCCTTCATGGGATACAACGGCGTGGCTGGGTACTCGCCGATCTCTCTTGCGAGGCAGACAATCGGCCTCGGAATGGCGGTGGAGAAATTCGGCTCCGCGTTTTTCTCGAATGGTTCTCGACCTTCTGGGGTGCTAAAGCTACCCATTGGTCAGACCATGAAGAAAGAGGTCGGGGACCGAGTGCGTGCCTCGTGGGAAGCCATGTATCAAGGGCTCGATAACTCTCACCGGACGGCGATCCTTGAGGACGGCATGGACTTTCAGGTGATTGGCATACCGCCGGAGGAAGCCCAATTCCTGATGACTGGCAACTTCACAGCCCGACAGGTTGCCGCATGGTACGGCATACCGCCAAACAAGGTCGGGGCTGAACTCACGACAGGGACATATTCAAACATCGAAGCTCAAGGCATTGATTTTGTAAATGACGTTATGCCGTGGTTTAGGCGCTGGGAGTCTCGATTCTCTCTGCAACTTCTGGGAGAGGATGAACGGCGGGAGTATTTTGCGGAGTTTAGCCTCAACGGATTGATGCGCGGCGACGCGGCGGCGAGGGCGGCATATCAGACGGCCATGTTCAATATCGGTAAATATTCAATCAACGATCTAAGGGCTATTGATAATGAGAACCCGGTTGACGATCCGGCGGCTGATAAACACTGGATACCGTTAAATCTTGCTCCGATCGGAGAGAGGTCAGCGCCGAAGGCCGAGCAACCGGCTCCAAAGACTGATCTTTCCCGGGCGTTTGAGCCTGTATTCCGTGAGGCGGCGCGGGAGATTATGGAGAAGGAATCTCGGGATGTTCTCAGGGCAGCGAAACGATGCTTTGGGGAGGATGATTTCAAGGGGTTTGGGGTTTGGGTGAACGACTACTACCGGACACTCACGGACACCATAGAGAAGCGCATGGGAACGCCGGCAGAGGCATTATCTCAGGCAACGGGCGCGGATGTTGTAAAGGCAAGGGATCACGTCGCATTGTGTTCAGGTGAATACATCGCAGACCACAAAAGGGATTTATCTGGATGTTTGAATCTGGGAACGGTTGAGGAAATGGTTATGACTTGGGAACCTCAGAACCTTGCCAATAGATGCCGAGACTTACCCGCATAAAGAAAACTTATAGAGAACCACGAAGGGGCGCAAATAAGCGCCCTTTTTTAATGCCTGAAAACAGGAGAAAAACATGGAAAACGAAAAAAGATTTTTCCCATTCGAGCTTAGGGCTGAAGGGGACAGCAAACAACCCAAGATAGTGGGGCACGCCACTGTATTTAACCAATTCAGCGAGGATTTGGGAGGGTTCAGGGAGAAGTTTCTCCCCGGAGCTTTCACTGAGACCATCAAAAATGATGATATCCGGTCTCTGATTAACCACACTCCAACTCTCATTCTAGGCCGAAACAAATCGGGGACTCTCAGGATCAGCGAAGACGTGGCCGGAGTGTATTACGAAGTAGATGCCCCGGACACCAGCTATGCGAGGGATTTGCTTGTGAGCATCGGACGGCGAGATATCAGCCAGTGCTCAATTATTTTCCGAGTTCAAAACAAGGCAGATGAACGATGGCTCGTTGACGGAAAGGAAGTCGCTGCGATGGAAGCATTTATGGCGATGTGGGACGGGAAGAAACGGAACGTCGAGCGCCATGTGCTCAGGGCTAAATTGGCTGATGTGGGGCCAGTGACATTCCCTGCATACCCACAGACAGACGTTATATCCCGATCAATGATGGAAGCTCGCGGGATTGATTTTAACGACGTGATGAAGCGCGTGAAACCGGGCAGCGAGGGGCCGGAGGTGTTGACTCAGACTCTTCGAGGTTTGGAGATAGCGCGGCAAAGGTTCCAGCTACGCAAATAAAAGAAAAATACAGGAGAAATAGATGCTTAAAGTAATGGAATTCAGACGGAAACTGAAGACCCTCAAGGATGAGGGAAACGCGATCTTGGTTAAGACCGAGACCGAAAAGAGGGCGATGAACCCCGAGGAAAAGGCCCGTTTCGATGCTGTGACTGCCGAAATGGACGCGGTAGAAGGCCGCATGGACTCCTACATCAAGATCAATCGGATTTCCGAGGATGAACTGAAGAATCCCGAGCCTATGAAACCGGAAGGCCGGATGATCCCAGGCGCGAGCGAGGAAGAGAGATTGCTTTCCGCTCCTATGGGTGGATTCAAGAGCGGCGGCCACTTCCTCCGCGATGTGATGAGAGCCGATACCAACAACGGTATGAGTGAGGAACTGAGGAAGTGGAATCTGGCCGTAAGAACTGCCGGAAACATGGAAGAGGGGGACGGAGCACAGGGTGGATATCTTGTACCTGTTGAGTATTCCAAGACACTGATTCAGAAGTCCCTTGAGACTTCCATCGTTCGGCCTCGTGCCTCTATCCAGCCGATGGCATCTAACCGGATTACCTTCTCGGCTGATGTGGACAAGGACCATTCCAGCAACTACTTCGGCGGCATAACCCTCTATCGGCCTGGTGAGGGCGGACAGACCACCAAAAAGAATCCGACCTATGAGCAGATCGCCTTGACCCTGAATAAGGTTACGGGCCTTTGCTACGTCAGTGATGAACTGATGGAGGACTCGGTAATCGCGGTTGAGGCTGAAGTAAACCGCAAGTTCGGGCAGGCCATTGCATTCGTCGAGGATGATGATTACCTGAACGGCACTGGCGCAAAGATGCCTCTGGGAGCTATTTCGAGCAACAACCCGGCCATTGTTACCGTGACCGCCGTATCCGGTCAGGGAGCGGCCACCATCATTGCGGACAATATTATCGATATGTTTGCTCGCATGTATCCCGCCGGAGCCGGCAACGCGATTTGGATAGCCAACATTGAGACGTTCCCGCAACTGGCAAAATTGACCCTTGCCGTGGGCACTGGGGGAATTCCCGTTTGGATGCCAGCCGGAGGTGTTTCCGGCAGCCCGTTCAACACCCTGATGGGCCGCCCGGTGATCTTCACTGAAAAGTGTCAAGCCCTCGGAACCGCTGGCGACATCGCTTTCGTTGACTTCAGCCAGTACAAGATCGGCCAGAAGACCAACGGAATCCAGACCGCATCCAGTATTCATATCCGCTTCGACTACGGAGAAACCGCTTTCCGCTTCGCCATGCGGTATGACGGAACCCCGACCTGGACCAGCGCATTGACTCCCAAGAGAGGCAGCGCCACCTTGAGCCCGTTTGTGGTTCTTTCCAGCACTCGAACCTAGCTGACCGGCAAATAACAACGAGGAGATAAAACAATGAGTCTTTTCACAAATGAAAATCTGATAATCCCGCTTTGCGCTTTGGCGACCGATGTCAACCCCAATGCGGAGCTTGATTCGTTCTCCATGAAGGGTTATGGGCATGCCACGGTCATAATCCAATTTGCTGCGTCACTGACCGGCGATAACGTGCTGACCGTGGAATGCGGAGCTACTGACAGCGCCGATACTTTGGATGCGACTTTCCACTACAGGTTGGGAAGTGCCGCTCCTGGCTCGGCCACTGCTGACACCCTGGCGGCTGATGCCACCGCTGCGACCCTGACCCTGACGGCTGCAACCTATCAGGGCAAGATGCTGGTATTGGAGATCGACGCGGACGAACTGCCGACAAGCGGAACCACAGTCTATGACTGGGTGACTGTGGACTTTGACGGCACGGCCTCGGTCGGAACGATTATGGCATTCGCCATCCTGTCTAATCCGAGATTCGCCGGAGCCATTATGCCTTCGGCCATTCCCGCTACCTAGTTGAATTGAGAGGGGTTTGAAACATAGCCCCTCTTTCTTTTAAGGAGGGGGTAAACCATACCCAAAGCCTCTGGCATGGAATAAACAGAGGGAGGGCAAAATGCCCGCAACAGCAATCAAATCAGGGTGGGCTTCGGGAAGCCTCATATTCTATGAATCGGCAGTTGGCCGCTCGGTCACTGGTGACGTGTTCACATTGGGAACATCTGCCGTCAAAATAGGCAATACCTCGAACGATATTGACCTTCAGTATTACGGCACCGGCTCAATCTCCCTTGTGCTCGATTGTGGAGCCAAGACACTCACCGGAACAGGGATAAAGCCGTCATTCACTCAGAGCGCGGCTGGCGCAACCGGGCGAGTGGGATACTTCGCCGGTTCTTTGGCCGCTCCGAATCTGGGAGATGGCTACGGAGCTTTTGAGGTAGACGTGACCTTTAGCGGCACTGTCGCCGGGACTTCAGCCGCTTTCAGTTCCTGGGTGAACCTTGCCGCCGCAGCCGTACCGGGCGGAAACATGATTTGCGCTCAGAATAACGGCATCTACGTACCGACTGGCATCACCGCATCGAGTGCGAAGATGATCATGGGCATGCGGATGCAGTACGTGGCTGATGATGGAGCCGATCCGGGGTCGTTGTTCTGCTTCAGCACCAACATCTTTTCAAATGCACTGACAGCCATTTTCGATGTCAATGCGATTGCGGACCTCGGAGGCTCCACCGGAGCCCAGACAGGCAACGACTACAAGATTCCACTGTTCAAGGATGCGACGGCTGGAGTCACCTGGTACGTGAACGTCTACCATAGCTAATCAAAGTGGCTTCCGTGGGGTGAGCCTTAATCACCCCACAAATTAAAGGAGGATTGAAACATGAAATTAAACGTATTCGAGAGACTGTTACTCAGGAACATTATCCCGCAGATTCAGGGCTGGAATTATGCCCACATGAAAGAGGCTAGGGAATTGGTGGAAGGCCTGTTCACGGAGCAAGAGGAAAAAGACCTCGACTTTCAACAGGACGGCCCTAATGTGAGGTGGAGAACGCTGGCAGAGGACGGCGCACCAATAACTCAGGAGAGGGAAATAAATATCAGCGATGGGCTGAAAGCAAAGATAGGAAAATTCATGGCTCAACTCGATAAAGAGGAGAAA